ACTCATATGAATAATGTTTATAAACTAAAAACAACTGGAACTGGAGCTCAAAAAGTAATTGAAAAAGATGATTCATTTAATCCACCAGAAGATAAAACTGGAGATTTTGAAAAGTTAGAAAAAGTTGTAGAAACATTATATGAAGGTGTTTATATAATAGGTGCTGATACTTTATTAAAATGGAGAATGTGTCCTAATATGATGAGAACAGACTCTGATTTTAGTAGCGTAAAAATGAATTATCAAATAGTAGCTCCAAGAATTTACGAAGGTAGAATAGAATCTTTAGTAAGTAGAATAACTAGCTTTGCTGACATGATACAATTAACGCATTTAAAGCTACAGCAAGTAATGGCTCGTATGGTACCAGATGGTGTTTACTTAGATGCAGATGGTTTAGCTGAAATAGATTTAGGTAACGGAACAAATTATAATCCACAGGAAGCTTTAAATATGTTCTTCCAAACTGGTAGTGTTATAGGTAGAAGCTTTACTCAAGATGGAGATATGAATCCTGGTAAAGTACCAATACAACAAATAAATAATGGAGTAAATGGTGGTAAAATACAAAGTTTGATTACTACTTATAATTACTACATGCAAATGATCCGTGACGTTACCGGCTTAAACGAAGCTAGAGACGGTAGCACTCCAGATAAAAATGCTTTAGTTGGCGTTCAAAAATTAGCAGCAGCAAACTCTAATACAGCAACAAGACATATACTACAGTCTATGTTATTTATAACTGCTGAAGTCGCAGAGTGTTTATCATTACGTATAGCTGATATTATAGAGTACTCACCAACTAAAGAAGCTTTTATTAGAGCGTTAGGCGCTCATAATGTAGCAACGTTAGATGAAATGAAAAACTTACACTTGTATGATTTTGGTATATTTATAGAACTAATGCCAGATGAAGAAGATAAAGCTAGATTAGAAAATAATATACAAATAGCTTTAGGCCAAGGTAGTATTGATTTAGATGACGCTATTGATTTACGTAATGTTAGAAATGTAAAACTAGCTAATCAACTTTTAAAAATAAAAAGACAAACTAAAGCAAAAAATGATCAATTAGCTCAACAACAAAATATACAAGCCCAAGCCCAAGCTAATGCACAAGCTCAAGAAGCAGCCGCTCAAGCAGAAATAACTAAAGCAAATGCTAAAACTCAAGCTGAAGCACAGTTAGAAGAAACTAAAAATCAATTACAAATTAATTATTTACAACAAGAAGTTGCTTCTAAAAAACAGTTAATGCAATTTGAGTTTGATTTAAATGCTAAATTAGAAGCAATGCGAAATAGTTCAAATGATAATAAAGAAAACAAAAGAGAAGATAGAAAAGATGCAAGAGTTGATAGACAAGCTCAACATCAAATGAATATGATAGAGCAAAGAAAACAGGGTGATTCTATTAATAAATTTGAATCATCAGGTAATGATATACTTAGTGGAGGAGCAAACATGGAAAAGTTTGGCCTCTAATTTTTAATATTTTATAAAATTTTATTATGACAGAAGAAATTAAAGAAGAGTTTACCGAAGAGGTAAATCAAAACGAAAACGAACAACCTTTAGAAGAGGCTATAGAAGAAGCTATAGATGAGTCTAAATTTGAAAGCGCTGGAGATCCAGATGTTGTTAAAGTAAATTTAGATGCTTCCCCGCCTGAACAAAAAGTTGTTGAAGATAAAAAAGAAAACGTAGAAGAAAAACAAGAAGAAGTAGTAGAAGAAATAACTGAACAGCCAGTTGTAGAGGAAGTTGTTGAAGAAGAAAAGATAGAAGAAGTTGTAGAAGCTGTAGAAGAAGCTGTTGAAGAAGCAGTTGCTACTGGAAAACCATTACCAGAAAATATACAAAAACTTGTAGATTTTATGGACGAGACTGGAGGTGATATAAGCGACTACGTACAATTAAATAGAGATGTTTCTAAAATGGATGACTCTGATGTATTGGATGAGTATTATAGATCAACAAAACCTCATTTAACAGCTGAAGAAAGAAACTTCTTAATGGAAGATACATTTAGTTACGACGATGAAATAGACGATGAAAAGACTAAACGTAAAAAGAAAATAGCCCTCAAAGAGCAAGTTGCCGAGGCTAGAGCCCACTTAGACAGGCAAAAGTCTAAATATTACGAAGAAATTAAAGCTGGTAGTAGATTAACAGAAGATCAACAAAAAGCTATTAATTTCTACAATGAATCTGAAAAACAGAAAGAAGTACACAAGCAAAACAAAAGGACTTTTTTAAATAAAACAGATAGTTTCTTTGGACAAGATTTCAAAGGTTTTGAATATAATGTCGGAGATAAAAAATATCGTTTTAATGTTAAAGATGTAAATAAAGTAAAAGAAACTCAAAGCGACTTAAATAATTTTCTTAGCAAGTTTGTTAATAAGGAAAATTCAGATCTTAAAGACACAGCTGGTTATCACAAGTCTTTATTTACAGCTATGAACCCTGATGCTATTGCTAAGCATTTTTATGAGCAAGGCAAAGCTGATGCTATAAAAGGTCAAATTGCTAGAGATAAAAATATTGATTTAAACCCTAGAAAAACGCACGGCGAAACTAATGTTGGGGGTGTTAAGTATAAGGTTTTAGGTCAATCTTCTTCTGATATGAAAAACAGATCGTTTAAAATTAGAAAGAAAAATTAACTTAAAAATTTATAATTATGGCAATTACAGGTGGACAGTTGTTAAATAGTGTTCCTAATGCTAGGAAATTAACACTTGCTGACAACTACTTAGATTTAGCTTCAACCACAAATCAAGGTTGGGCTCAACAATACGTGCCAGACTTAATGGAAAAAGAAGCTGAAGTTTTCGGACCGAGAACTATTTCAGGTTTTTTAGCTCAAGTCGGTGCAGAAGAGGCTATGACGGCTGATCAAGTCGTTTGGTCTGAACAAGGTAGATTACACTTATCTTACAAAGGGCATATTCATGATAAAGATGCTACAGGTGGTGGTGATATTGATATAACGTCTGACATTGATGGTTCAACTACTGATATAGCTAATCACGGTATTAGAGTTAACGATACAGTTATCGTTGCAAACTCTGAAGCTGTTGCAAAATGTTTAGTTATTGAAGTAGCAAACGCAAGAATTACAGTTAGTCCATATACTCATATTACTCTTGAAGCTGCAGGTTTTGCAACTGAAGATACTTTAGAAACAACTATTATGGTTTATGGTTCTGAATTTGCTAAAGGTAAGAATTATATAGCTGCTGATGGTTCTACAGCTACTGATACAAGAGGTGCTAATCAACCTTCTTTTAAATCTTACAACAACAAACCAATTATCTTAAAAGATTACTTTGAAGTATCTGGATCAGACGCTTCAAGAATTGGTTGGGTAGAAGTTTCTTCAGAAATGGGACAGTCAGGTTACTTATGGTACTTGAAAGCTGAAGCTGATACAAGAGCTAGATTTAATGATTATTTAGAAATGGCAATGATAGAAGGTGAAAAAAATGATGATACTTCCGCTGGTGTAGAACTTTTAGTAGATAGTTTCTTAACTGCTGATGGTGATACATTTGGTACTGAAGGATTATTTGCTGCTATTACATCAAGAGGTAATGTTACTTCAGGTGTAACTGGCGTTAATGCTGCTACTGATTTAGCAGAGTTTGATGCTATATTAGCGGAGTTTGATAAGCAAGGTGCTATTGAAGAGTACATGATGTTTGTTAATAGATCAACTAGCTTAGCTATTGATGATATGTTAGCTTCAATGAACTCTTACGGAGCTGGAGGTACTTCTTACGGAGTATTTGACAACGACGAAGATATGGCATTAAACTTAGGTTTTTCAGGATTTAGAAGAGGTTCTTATGACTTCTACAAGTCTGACTTTAGATACTTAAATGACAAAGCTACAAGAGGTGGAATTAATGACGCTGCTGGCGCAAACGCTATCAGAGGGGTTATGATTCCAGCTGGTGTTTCTACTGTTTATGACCAAGTAATGGGTAAAAACATGAAGAGACCATTCTTACACGTAAGATATAGAGCTTCTGCAACTGACGACCGAAGAATGAAGTCTTGGGTTACTGGTTCAGTAGGCGCTGCTACATCTGCGTTAGATGCAATGCAGTTACACTTCTTATCAGAAAGATGTTTAGTTACTCAAGGTGCTAACAACTTTATGTTAATGCAGTAAGACTATTTATTTATAAGGGCGGTCTAGTATCGCCCTTATATTTTTTATTAATTATATTATATATTATATTATGGCAAAGAAAAAAGAAACAGCTAAGGTTGAAGAACCTGTAGTTGAAGAAACAGTGGTTGTTGAGCAACCTAAGGTTGAAGCTCCTAAAATAAAAGCTAAACCAAAAAATACCTGGGAAATAAAAGATAGAGTATATTATTTAAAAAGCAAAAGAAAACCTTTAACTCGATCAATTAGAACTTCAAATTTATTTTGGTTTGATAAAGAAGCTGGATACGAAAGAGAAATAAAATATTGTCAAAATCAAAGAACCGTATTTGTTGATGAAATGAAAGGCGATCAAAGATTAGAGCATGTTATATTTAGAAACGGAACTTTGTTCGTAGAAAAAGAAAAGACCACATTACAAAAGTTTTTATCTTTATATCACCCACATAAAGATAAAGTTTTTTATGAGCACAAGCCCGAGATTATAGCAGAAAATCAAATCGACGTTTTAGAAATGCAAGCTGATGCAATAATACTAGCTAGACAAGTAGATATTGATATGGCTGAAGCTATTATGAGATCTGAAAAAGGATCTGAAGTATCTAAAATGAGTTCTAAAGAATTAAAAAGAGATTTATTATTGTTTGCTAGAAACAACCCTAAATTATTTTTAGAGTTAGCTAATGATGATAATGTTGTGCTTAGAAACTTTGGTATTAAAGCAGTTGAAGAAGGAATATTAAAATTATCAAATGATCAAAGATATTTTATGTGGGGATCAAACGGTAGAAAATTAATGACAGTTCCTTTTGATGAACATCCGTATACAGCGCTAGGCCATTGGTTTAAAACTGATGAAGGTATGGAGATATATACAAATATAGAAAAAAGATTAATGTAATAATCTTTTAACTTAATATTAATAGCCACTCATTACGGGTGGCTATTTTTATTTAAATGCTAATCTTTCACTTTATTATGTAACTATATAATAGTAAAATAAAAGACAATGGGAGCAAATATAAATAGTGTATATCAAAAAGTTTTAGCTATAGCTAATAAAGAACAAAGAGGTTATATAACGCCTCAAGAATTTAACTTGTTAGCAGATAGAGCTCAAAATGAAATATATGAAGCTTATTTTCATAAAGCTAAAAATTCAAATGCTAAAATAAAAGACGACGATACTCATACAGATACTTTAGAAATGATAGAAGCTAAGCTAGCTCCTTTTTTAAAATCAGAAACAAATAATAACATATCTAGTGGCGTAATGACACTTCCTACAGATTTATATAAATTAGATATTATAAAAGTAGGAACAAATCTTGCTACAGAAGTTAATAAAAAAGAAGAACACTATATTACCTCTCTTGGTCAATCTGGCTCAGTATTATATCCTAAAACCGCAAGACCTATATTTACTAGAGCTTCTTCTACAACTGTTAGAATAACACAATCACCTAACGACGCATCTAGTTGTACAGTCAATTATTATAGAACACCTAAAACTCCTAACTGGGCATATGTAGTAGTAAATCAAAAGGCTTTATATAATTCTAATCCTAGCGTTGATTTTGAATTAGTAGAATCAGAGGAAGAGCATTTAGTTTCAAAAATATTATTATTATCGGGTAGTATAACAAAGCAACCTGACTTATCTCAAGGAGCTGTAGCGCTTTTACAATTAAAAAATCAAGAACAAAA